GGCATACATGTTCCCTCATCCGGGTTATAAGGATATCTAATATTGTTGGTTATTTGTTTATAAGAACCAAGCTCAAACACGGGATAGTGCCACCAGATATCGCTAGCATTATTGTCTGATATCTGATTTTTTCCGATTGCGGGATATGTATCTACCAATACTTTCATTTGAGCCGCAGGAAAATCTCCCATTGCTCCGTCTAAAGTATAATTTGAATAACCCTCCATATTTTTCATGGATTCATATATTTTAAAGAAAAGCGGGATTCCAATAGCTAATACTAAAATAAGAAATAAAAATACTGTTTGGTTCATATATATATTTCATATATTATTTTACACAAATATTAAATATATAAAGTTTTCCAATTGGTTTAAAAATATCCAACAGAATTATTATACAAGGATGAATAATTCGAGTGAAATGCGTGTCACTAAACGTAATGGGCAAGTACAGGATGTATCGTTTGATAAAATTTTAGAAAGAGTTAAAAAACTTGGCCACGAGGCAGGTGTTACGATTAATTATTCCGCACTTGTGATGAAAGTAATCGACCAATTATACGACACGATTCCCACCGCAAAAATCGATGAATTAGCGGCAGAACAATGTGCGTCTCTTTCTACAAATCATCCAGATTATGCAAGTTTGGCTGCGCGCATTACCATATCTAACCACCAAAAAAATACAGATCCGTCATTTTTCAAAGTAGTCGATAAATTGCATACATTCCGAAATATTCATGATAAAAATACACCCTTGGTATCGAGTGATTTATATACATTTGTCCACAAATTCGGCGATCAAATTGACGCGATGATTGATTACAATAGAGATTATCTGCTCGACTATTTTGGCTTCAAAACGTTAGAAAAGGGATATCTGTTCAAGGTGAACGATGTTGTTGTAGAGAGACCGCAACATATGTGGATGCGTGTTGCTATCGGTATTCATTATGATTCAAAATGTGAAAATATGGAAGAATGTTTAGCACTTGTAAAGGAAAGTTATGATCTAATGTCGCAGAAATTCTTTACACACGCAACTCCGACTCTTTTTAATGCCGGAACTCCCAGGCCACAATTGTCGAGTTGTTATTTAATCGCATTAGAGGATGATAGTATCGAAGGTATATATAATACACTCAGTGATTGTGCTCAAATCTCGAAATACTCGGGCGGAATAGGACTGCATATCCATAATATTCGCGCAAAGGGGTCTCATATTCAAGGGACAAATGGCAAAACTGATGGTCTAGTTCCTATGTTGCGAGTATTTAATAGCACGGCTCGTTACGTAAATCAATCAGGCAAAAGAAATGGTTCATTTGCCATCTATCTAGAACCGTGGCATCCAGACATTGAAGACTTTTTGGAAATGAAAAAGAATCATGGTGACGAGGAACTAAAGGCGCGCGATCTCTTCTACGCACTTTGGGTATCGGATCTTTTCATGGAACGTGTTAAGGGAAACGCAAAATGGTCGCTATTTTGCCCGAATGAATGTGTTGGACTTGATAACGCATATGGTGATTCGTTCAAGGCACTTTACGAGAAATACGAAGCAGACGGAAAGGCGCGTAAGATTGTAAACGCACGAGACTTGTGGTTTAAGATTTTAGATTCACAGATGGAAACAGGAACACCCTATATTTTATACAAGGATGCCGCAAATAAAAAATCGAATCAACAAAACCTCGGGACTATTAAAAGCTCCAACTTGTGCACTGAAATTATAGAATATTCAGACGCAAATGAAACCGCCGTATGTAATTTAGCATCTATTGCGTTACCGTCGTTCGTTAATGAAGCTACAAAACAATTCAATTACGACAAACTACACGAAGTTACCAAGGTTGTCACGAATAATCTAAATCGTGTAATTGATATTAACTTTTATCCGACCGAAAAAACAAGCAGGAGCAATTTACGTCATAGGCCCATCGGGATTGGTGTACAGGGATTAGCCGACACATTTATTCTAATGGATATACCCTTCTGTTCTGATGAGGCTACAACCGTTAATAAACTGATTTTTGAGACCATATATCACGCATCACTAGAAAAGAGTAACGAAATCGCTATATCACGAAACAAAACGATAAACGAATTGTTGTCTAAAGAACTAATTTCAAAGTATATGAACCAATATGATTCTAAATTGTTGGATTCAGCAAATAAAAATCTACTTGGCACATATAGTTCATTTGATGGTTCCCCCACGTCGAAAGGAATCCTCCAATTTGATACATGGAATGTAGTCCCAAGCGATAGATATAACTGGGACGCACTTAAACAGTCTATTATTAAATATGGATTACGTAATTCGCTGCTAGTTGCTCCTATGCCAACCGCATCCACATCACAAATTCTCGGGTTCAATGAATGTTTTGAACCTTTCACTAGTAATTTGTATTCAAGAAGAACCTTGGCAGGCGAGTTTGTTGTTGTTAATAAGTATTTAATGAAGGAGCTCATTGCGGCGGGTCAATGGAATGAACAGGTCAAAAATAATATTATCGCAAACAAGGGATCCGTCCAACAATTGACGATATTGTCTGAACATATTCGAAATAAATACAAAATTGTATGGGAAATGCCTATGAAACAATTAATCGACATGTCCGCTGATCGTGGTGCGTTTATATGTCAGAGCCAAAGTTTAAATCTATGGTTAGAAGATCCCACATATAATACATTAACAAGCATGCACTTTTATTCCTGGAAAAAAGGCCTCAAAACTGGTATCTATTACCTACGAAGAAAGGGCAAACATCAAGCGCAACAATTCACGATAGAACCGGAAAACAAGACGTCTAATAATGAGCCAAAGGAACAAGATGGCATCTGTGAAATGTGTTCAGCATAATTTACACGATATCATATAAAAAATATTTATATGATATTTTTATTTTTAATTTTTATTTTTAATGTTTATGTTTATTTTTTATTCAAGATAATAACCGACGTCCTCGAGACATGGTTTTAAATTTATCGCACGTTTCCAATACATCCATTTTGAGAGTGATCATGATATAACATCTTAACGTTATTAGAATGTCATTCAACGAATTATGTAGATTATTTGGCACCGAACCAAATAGTTTTTGGTGTAGTTCACTCAATTTCGGAAATTTGTTGTATTCACGCCCGTTTTTACCCATCACTTTGATCCCGCACATATCAATTGAATTTTGCATTGTACAATGTATATTTTGATAGTTATTCAACATGTGTAAATAAGTTTTATATGATAAGAGTTCATCTACAGGAACAGTGTTAGATTGGTTGTAAATAATACGCAATAGTTCTACAACAACAACATTTATATCAAACGATATATTATGTCCAACTAACATATCCACATTTTTTAATGCGCCAAAGAACCCCGACAATACCTGATTCAAGTCAACACCACCTGACTTGGATATTTCATTTGTGATTCCGTGAATCGCAGCCGACTCTTGAGATATTTCCACATCATCTGCTACCCTTATTATATTGTCTTCTATGACACATATATCGTTATCTGTAACATCATAAATTATATAACTAAATTGAACTATGTGCGGCCACAAGTGTAAAGAGTCTGGGTTGATGGACCTCGACTTTGGGAGACCAGTCGTCTCTGTATCAAATATTAAAACCCGCATTTAACTAATTGATCATAAAGGTTTAAGCCCTTGTCTATCGTATTTTATATCTAATAATAAAAATAAGTTTTTTGTTTTCAATTTTATTTACGAATAATTTTTACAAATTCCAAAACTACGTCGGTGCCAGATTGTTATTCCGTGCGCTTTAATACCATCAAGATGTCTCTTTGCTCCATAACCTTTATTCGAGTCGATTCCATAATATTCTGACAGGGTTGGGTTTTGTTCGCACAACTCAGTTATATATTTATCCCTCTCCACCTTTGCTAATATAGATGCCGCCGCAATAGACGCGTATTTGTTATCACCTCCTTCAACAGTCGTGTGCGGAATTGCTTCAATTCTATTTGTTTTTTTATTTAAATAGGTAATCGGTTTAAAATAATTTCCGTCTATTAACAGACTATAAGACATTCCGCTATTGTCAGCCGGCATCTTTTTATTATATTGTTTAATTACTTCCAAGATTGAATCATGCATTGATGTCTGTGTTGCCTGTAAAATATTTATTTCATCTATCTTTTTCTCGTCCTCAAAGCTTATATACCAAGCCAACGCATTTTTTTTAACGTAATCAGCAGCCTCATCTATCTTTTTTTTTGAATGAAATTTTTTACTGTCCTTAACCATCGAACAATCGAAACTGCCATCTTTAGGTAAAATTACCGCAGCGGTGTAAACTCTTCCGAAAAGCGGACCTCGACCTACTTCGTCCACTCCTATCTCAAATATATTTTTGTCCTCTGTATAGCAGGATTTTAATGGGGCTTGTATAACCCGGGGTTTGCGTGGTTTTTTCGTCTTTGTCTCTGAAGTATTTTGCTCATCAGTGTCTGCGCTTAAACACGACATTTTATCATCATTATTGTTGTCACAATCAGGTTCCATCTTATAGCGTATATATCAGTATATCTTTAAAATAAATTTCAATTTTAAATATTATTATAGATTAAACTTTTTTCACTATATAAATTATACAATGAACAATGAAGCATTATTTCTTTTCTTGATTTTATTATTAGGTCTGGTTTTATGTTCCTTTTTAGGAGGTAACTGTGGTAGCGAGGGGTTTACAGGCAAGTTTTCTGGAACGTTTGAAACTGATCAAAATTGGAAATCAGGAGACGATCGCCGTCAGGATCGCCGTCATTCTACTTCGGGACGTGGATATGATAACTATAATCATTTTAGCGGAACCTCTAGTCAATTACCCGGCGGAACTATGTTTTACGGGCAAAACGGCGGTTATGTTGTCGCAAATTCAAACAGCGATGGTTCGCAAACCTTAAAGGTTGTATTGGCTGGTGGACAGAAGCCAATAATGTTGACGACTGCTGCCCCTAGCACTACAGAGAGCTTTACTAATTCTGGGGATAGTTCTACATTTTATGGCCCAGATGGAACCGAAGCAGTGATCCAACACGGCGCAAATGGTCAGCCCGTTGTTAAAGTTCAAACCTCGTCTGGCATGTATAGTTATACAACTGGCGGCGATCAGTCTAATTCTTCCTCTAACCCCGATAGCATGTC